CCTACCTGGCTATTGCGAATGGAACGCCTCAAGAAAACTTTGCGTACTGCAGCAAAGAAGGGAACTACTTTGAAGTGGGAACCTTACCCACGTCACGTGAAGAGGCACGCAAACGCGGAGGCCAAGCCAACGCTGCTCGGTGGAAAAGCATCATTGATCATGCTGAAGGAGGAGATCTCGATTGGATCAAAAACAACGATCCACACGCCTACGTGCAACTCAAGCCTCGACTCGAGTCTTTGTATGCACCAACAATCACTCCATTGGATGGAGAGTTGCGACATGAATGGTGGGTGGGTCCTAGTGGATCGGGCAAGTCCCGACTCCTTTGGGAGCTCTACCCAGACCATTTCGCCAAAGGCATCAACAAGTGGTGGGATGGGTACAAGCATGAAGTTGTGGTAGCCATCGAAGAATGGTCTCCCGACAATCAGCTAACAGCTCAGTCACTTAAAAAGTGGGCTGATCGTTACCCATTTCCAGGCGAGATCAAAGGTGGGCTCATGACACGCCTTCGCCCTACGAAGATCATCGTGCTATCCAACTACACGTTGGATCAGTGTTTTCCTCGCAAGGAAGACCTTGACCCGTTGAAACGGCGCTTCACGGTAGTGGAGTTTCCACAAGGTGTTCAACATGCTAAGTTCCGAGCCATGGGCATGGAACCGCAATGTGACACTTCAAGTACTGACAATGGTTCAACCCTATGGGACGAGAGTGATGGTCCCATGATGGATATTGATCTGTCTTTCTTGGAGCAGCCAGATTTTCTTCCTGACTTGTGATCGCTCTACGCGATCTACGCTTTTCAATATATAGTGTGTTTGGTTAATCGAGTTTTGTATCAGCTTTCTTAGGGGTTAACCCTAAAGCCAAGCGAGAGCGGCCGCGCCCGCGGCGCTCCTCCCTTCGGTCGTCGCCTGCCGCTAGACGCTAGAGGGGCCGCGACCTCCGCTTCGCTCCGGTGCGACGTTAAAATAAAGTCATAGTAGTCGTCGGCTGGGTTCAAGACTCACACGCTGAGTTGGAGATTAGGGTTAGGGTTTACCAGATATTACGTTTACCTACGCTGCGCTTTGGTTACTACATTAGGGTTAGGGGACCAGATATACAGTATAGTTGAACCGCCGAGTATAGTTTTGTGGTCCACAATGTATACCATACAAAACTCTATATAGTATGGATTTATCTTGGGTCCACTATAGTATAGTGTACTCAAGAGTGTACGACCTCTTCCACAGATCAGGTCGTCCCCCTCTTACAAGGGGAGGACGGAGTGTACGAGCGTACGCTCTATCTCCTCACTTTCCAATTTGCCAAGCAAGATGAACAACACCAACAACACTCAGCCACTCAATCCCGACGTGACGCACGCGGCAATGTGGCATGTGAACAACTTCCTCAATCAAGAAGTGGCGGCTTACGACAACTACACCGCCGACCTTGAGAGACAGGTCCGAGCTCAAGAATGGAGAGCCTCGGCATGGGAAGAGCGAGCACAAGTTTACCGCGCTCAACTAGATGAAGCTTGGAATGCCCAAGCGAGAGCGAGAGCGGGTGGAGAAACGATCGTCCATGCAGTTGACAACATGTACAACCTGTTTATCCAGATGGCGGCAGAAGCGCCACAGATCGGACACTACCATCAACAATTGCAGCGAATCGTGCTGCACGCTGAAGCGGGAAGACGCATGATGGATCCAGTGATCGACCTAACAGAAGAAGAAGAAGAAGACGAAGGGATGGCTGCTCTGATCGAGGGGTACGACGCCCACCTCGCGAGACGCCAAGAAAGAGAGGTCATTGACCTTACGGAAGACTAAAATTGCATAAATACATGTATTACAACTCTGTATGAACAGAGCGCATAGAAGCATTCGATGGGGGGTGTGCAGACGGTGCAGAGTGAGGGACGTAAGGCTCCTCACCTTCACCTTCGAACGCACCAGACATCAAATCATCATAAAATGAATCAGCCTGTTGTGGAGTAACACCAAAAGCAGGACCAAGAGGTGCAACACGGGCTAGATTCACCTCATTCCATTGGTACGGTCGATACCGGACGTTACGACGCCGGTTACGAACACGACCAACAGGAGCAGGATCACGAACAACTATTGCATAGCTAAACGATTAGCACGGTCATTTACACCGCCAATACCTAAGGCGCGACCCATTCCATACGCGGCTATGCGCATAGTGCCATAAGCCATAGCTTGGCCAGCGCTATTAGCATATTGCCGGAGGGTTGAGCCCACGCCAGACATGAACTCACCTCCGGCTGCGCGTAGTTCACCCATATACTGAGCCTCAACGCGACCTTGTTCGGCTTCAGTATGGGCAAAGTCTGTGTTGGCAACGGCCTGAGAAACAGCGTTCAAAACGCCGCTGCTATAAGCGGCTGCCGTACTGCCAATCAAAGCAGATGTTTTCTGAGGAATATTCTCAGTGTGGAGAACAATCTCTGCTTGCAGAGGAGTAACAGAACCAGCGACAGCGCTGCTCGAAATACCCTCCAAAGCAACAATGAGAACACCCCAAGAAAACGGAATGTGGAACTGATTTGCGCCAGCATTATCACTTCCGGGGTTGGCATTTTGAGGGGCTGCCAATGGACTACTATAACGAAACGCAGTTTCGTCCGTCCATTTGTTGATCAAAGTCAACGGACTCTGAGTAAGAGATGCCAGCGTAACACGTTTATAGAACGTGTATCCACTCAAATCCGACAAACTTGTCGCCAACTGTAATCGTTGCGCTGAAGTGGAACCAATGGAACTGTACATCGTCTCAGTTGCCAGAGCAATATGGACAAAGCCAGTAGTCGAGGTAGGTGCAAAAGGACAGGAAAGCCGGATTGCATGAGCGACAGGACGAAACGCTTCAAACTGCGATTGAAACGTGGAGCTCACTGGAGCGCTGGAATCTGAGCTACCAGCCCAATTCCACGAACTAGCGGTCGATGGAACAGCTCGAGAATTACAAGCTTGAACAGTTGGCCAAAACGCCCAAGCATGGGCTAAATTTGGAGCAACTGTTGGGTCCGTCGGCATAGGATAATTGTACTGAACAGGGGTAGGGATAGACGGAATCGTAGAAGAATCAGGAATCTTTGCCCCAAAGAACTTCGGTTCAAAGGGATCAGCCTGGATCAAAGCGAACTTCTCACCAGGATCCACTGTTTTAGCACAAGTACACACAGGGTTGCGCTGAGCGCGACGACTGAGTGTACCTACGCGAGGACTAGGACGACGGTAACGCGGATATACACGTGGCGCGCGGCGGCGGCTGCTGCCGCGACGACGCACAGACCGACGAGTACGACGGAAAGCCATATTCTTTCTCTGAACTTATGTTCAGTATCTGGCTTTTTCTGAAATGAGGGGTAGGGTTGAAGAGAATGTGGTAAGGGCTACTGGCACAGAGCACAGTAGCTATCCTAGGTAATAATAGGCCGCTGCTGTGCCAGCGACCTCCGCCTACGGCGGCCTAGGATAGCTAAAGCCACTTTCCAATTTGCCATGGCTTCGCCAAGATCTCGTTCCTGGGTTTTCACAGTCAACAACTACACCGCCAACCATGTTGCCGACTTACAAGCGAATATCATCGGAGCTCGATACATCGTATGTGGCCGGGAAGTGGGAGCCAACGGCACTCCACACCTACAGGGATTCGCATACTTCGAACAACCACAACGTCGAAGTGGACTTAGTGGAAAACTACCAGGAGCCTACCTGGCTATTGCGAATGGAACGCCTCAAGAAAACTTTGCGTACTGCAGCAAAGAAGGGAACTACTTTGAAGTGGGAACCTTACCCACGTCACGTGAAGAGGCACGCAAACGCGGAGG